TCATTTTCTCACGTCTGAATCTTTGCGCAAGCGCGGGTGGGCTCTTTGGATGAGCCGCGCAAGAAAACCTACGAAGAACTCTACAAACGCGCGATCAAAGTCGGCCGTGCGAAGGGGCTCGGCGACGAGTCCGAAGACTTTGCCGGCTGGATTGCCCTCAAGTGGCTCGAGGGCCACGCCCAGCATCAAACGCTTGACCAGTCTTTTATCGACTATCGACGGAGCCAACATGGAGACGCTCGGCATCCTGGCGGTCGTGCAAGAATTCTTGGACAGAGCAATACGCTCTCCATTGCTCCCGCCGAAGGGGCTGAGGACGGATCTTCAATTGCGGAAGATCGTCTTGCAGGAAGCGCAGGAGAATTGCCGCCTGATCGAATCGACGATGTTGACCCTTCAGTCTTCCTTAGCGGTCGCCATCTCGCGGTTTACGTCCTCGCCGTCCAGCGGGAGCTCTCCCTCCGGGAAGTCGGGGAAATAATGGGCTCATCGGAATTGAAGACTGCCAATGAATAGCATCCTCATCGAGGTTCCCAATTGGGAATCCTATAATCCAAGAACAGATCGTGCGAGCCACACATGGTTCCGCCTTCAGAACACGATCGCGACTGAGCCGAAGTTCTTTGGTCTTACGGCCTCCCAAAAGTTCATCGCGATCTGTCTTTTTGCCGAAGTTTCCAAGTCGAACAAGAAAGACCGCATCGGCAAGGCTGAGATCATCATCGAGTGGCTTGCTGATCAGCTGAAGGTGAGTGAGCAAGAAATCCTCACCACTATCGGACACTTGAATGATACTGGTGTCATCCGGTTACCGCGCGACACCGACCGGTTACCGACCGACACACTACGGACGAACGGACGAACGGACATTACGAACGAACGAACGAACGATGGAGAGTCAACATCGGCGACGGCTTCGCCTTCGTCGGCTGACGCCGACCCCATCCCGATTCGTCCGGTTCCACTTCAGCGAATCTGGAACGAGAACTGCGGCACGCTCTCGAAGGTCTCGACCGTTTCGAGCGCGAGGAGCCGCCATGCCACGGCCAGGTGGCGCGAAAACCCCGACGAGGCTTATTGGCGCGTCGTGGTGATTCGCATTGCCGACTCCAAATTCTGCCGGGGTACGAACGATCGCGGGTGGCGCGCGACATTCGACTGGCTCCTCAAGCCGGACACACACGCACGCGTGCTTGAAGGCAAATACGACGACCGAGGCTCGCAGAAAGCACAGCCAGACGAATTCTGGGCCTCTGTGTTCGGCGATCAGGCTCAGGGTGGCGCATGAGGGCGGACGACTTCCAAAATCAAACACAGAGGCTTATAGCGCGTTATGGAGAGAAAGCTTATTCCGCCGATCTTCTGAAGCTGATCTGGGATCGCTTCGGCCGAATGGACCCGGACACGTTCCGCGCGATGATCGACCAGGTCATCTCTGAGCACTTTCGGCCCGTTGGAATCTCAACCATGCAGGAGATCTCTCAGAAGATCTCAAATAGCAGGTCGTTTGCGACTTCCGGCAGCCAGGACTCCAAATTCTCGACGATTGACTGCGACTACTGTGACACCTTCGGCGTCCTCGTCCTCGAGCAAGACGGCTACCGATTCGCCTTTGGCTGCCACAAATGCACGAACGGCAGGCTTCAGGTTGAGCATTCCCAAGACTGTTTCCGCAATGAAATGCGTAGGTTTGAGACTGGCCAGCGGCACGACAAGCCGCGGCCTACTTGCCCGCCCGCATCTTGGGCACTTCAGAATGGGTTCGGCTTCCCGGCCTCAATTCAGAAAGCATTGGGGATGACGGCATGAGCCTGCGCTTCTCCATCCCGATGAAGCCCATCGCAAAGGGTCGTCCGCGCTTCGGCAGAACTTGGCGCGGCAAGCCAACCGCCTACACGCCGGAAACCACCGCCGTGTTTGAGGCGCACTTCAAAGCTGCGGCTTTGCGGTTTCGTCCCGTTTCTCCCCTCGTCGGCGCTCTTCGCTTGCGCGCTGCGTTCACGTTTCGCGCTCCAACAAAGAAGCTCATCGGCAAGCCGAAGGAAACCCGTGCTGACCTCGACAACCTGCTCAAAGCCGTCACCGACGCCATGAATGGCACGTTCTACAAAGACGACGGACAAATCTCCGAGATCTACGCCGTGAAGGTTTACGGCGCGTCTGAGCAAATCGACATCGAACTAGAAAGGATCGCCGTATGACCAGGATTCAGTTCTTACTCGCAGCCATCGTCACCGTTCTCGTGTGGGTTATCACCACGAAACCCAAGCCCATCGCCGCACCTGTCGGCGTCACCGCTCACGTCGTCAAGGATTCGAAATGAACGACTGGAAGCGCAATCTCAAAATCGTCGTCCCGCCAAAAGACGAGAATGCATCGCCCGAGGGTCGCGTCTCGATGCGCATCATGCCCACGCCGAAGGCTGCGGCCTGGCTCTGTGCTGAAGCCATCAAGCATGGCACCACGCCTGAGCAGATCGGTCGCATGGTGCTCGAGCAGGCGGCCAAGCAAGCTGACGCAAAGCTTCACACCATAAAAGAATCTAAAGATCGGGAGAGTGGAAAAGACTCTCACGAAACAATTTAAGGAGACACAGCAATGATCGCATCGCTAACACCCGCACAGGAATCCGCCTTAGCTCAATACCGCGACAAGTGGCTGAAGGTCGGCCTCGATACGCGCCGCGCGGATCGTGAGAAGGCTCAGCAAGATGTCGTACGCGCGTATAAGGTTGCCGGGCTCGACGCGCCGAAAATTTTCGTCTGGCAGAATTCGCCTTTCGAAGGTGCCATCGCTGCCGCCCTGCTTTCCGACAGCAAGTTCGGGGTCAGCGCTCAGGTCGGCGCTCAGGTCTACGATCAGGTCAGCGCTCAGGTCGACGCTCAGGTCCGCGCTCAGGTCGGCGCTCAGGTCGGCGCTCAGGTCCGCGCTCAGGTCGGCGCTCAGGTCTACGCTCAGGTCCGCGCTCAGGTCTACGATCAGGTCAGCGCTCAGGTCTACGCTCAGGTCCGCGCTCAGGTCCGCGCTCAGGTCGGCGCTCAGGTCCGCGCTCAGGTCTACGATCAGGTCCGCGTTCAGACGTGGAGATCTTTCTGGGCCTCTCACGAGGCGGGCTGGCTCAGTTACTACAACTTCTTCCTCGAGGAATGCGGGATCAAGGCTTGCGAGCGCCTGCAACCCCTTATGGATTTGGCTGGCAATGTTGGCTGGACGTGGTTCTTCAATGGTGCCGTCGTCTTCACTGAAAAGCCTGTCGAGATCCACCGTAACGCCCAGTTCCGTCTGCACAACTTCGATGGGCCCGCTCTTCATTACGCCGACGGCTTTGAGCTCTACCGCTTCAATGGCGTGACTGTGCCGAAAGAATACGCGGACACCAAGGCCGATGCCTTCACGAAGGAGCAGATCCTCAAAGAGACCAATGCCGACATTCGGCGTGAGATCGTTCGGAAGATCGGCATCGCTAAGGCAATTGAAATCCTCGGCGCAAAGACGATCGACTCCGAGAACGGATACGAACTCCTCTCAATCGAGCTTGGTGACAACCGGACCCGCCCGTTTCTTAAGATGAAAAACCCCTCCATGCTCGAAACATGGCACGTGGAGGGCGTGCGGCCCGAGTGTCTAACGGTGCGGGATGCGATCAAGTTTCGCAATCAGCTTGAGTCGTTCTCCTGGCCCAAGACGCTTGACGGTGCGGCCATCGCGACAAATGACGTTGGAACTGTTGAGCAGCAGGGTGATTGCCTTGTGTTTCCAGTAGACGAGATCCCAAGTGATGCCAAGCGACTAGATCACAAGATAGCGGCCGACGGTCTCGTGCGGCACGTCGTAGAAAATGGCGACTTGTTTGAGCTGAGTGACCGCAGGTTCCTTGCCGCAAGCGGTGGATGTTTCATCGGACACCCGGAGCACAAGCCGATGGGGCTTGATGTTGGATTCTACGAGATCAAGAAGGTGCTTGAATACGATCATTTCCTTGAGGAGAGTCGCGAGGTGATTGACTGATGAGCGTTGAATCAAGTGGGGGCGCCGTGAAGCGACAGATCGAAGAAGTCATTAGTCGAGCGGAGGACTTGAAAGCTGATATCTGGGAAATCATGGAGAAACATAAACGCGACCATAGAGGCGTTAGGACGCTGATGAACGAGCTTCTCGATCTTCTCGACGAGTTGGCTGATGAGAGGCTTTTCAAATGACTCTCTACCCCGAACCCGATGTTTGGTGACGCCAGCCCAGAGAGACTTGTGATGATGGGACGTGGACACAAGGTGCTTCAGTTCATCGAATCCGTAGAGAATGGGGATTTAGGATGAAAGTCTTCGACATGATGACCAACGCGCAAAAGCTTAAGCATGTTGAGCGGTGCCTTGCGGAGGGACGCGAGGAAGTAAAAAAAGGCTCGTCGTCACAACTTGCCGACATCGCAGATCACTTCGACATTTGGGGGCCGTGGCTTGTGGGGCGGGTTAAAGAGCTGGAAGCCGCATTCAAGGCGGCTTGCGAGATGAGGGACTGCGGCATCATCAACAAGGCAAATGAAATTCTGTGTCGAGACTTCGACGCCATCCGCGAGAAGCTAGAAGGGGTACAGTCCGTAGTTCGCGGCCCTTAAGCCGCCTTCTCCAGCTCGCTCTTCGCCTGAGCAAGCTCTGACGCCAAGATCCCCCGGATAAGCTCCGGCACGTCCACGCCGCGTTCATCAAGCTCCGTCACAAGCAGCTTCAACTCTTTTGAAACCCGCACCGTCAGATTCTCCGTGCAAGTCGCTGACGCCTTGAGCGGCACCTTGTACTTCGATTTTTCCATCCCCAACCCCTTGGTTCCGAAACAGGTGAGGCCGAGCATCTCACACTTTTTGTAGAAATACATTTGCTTACATTGCGTTTGCATGTGCCCACGGCGGAGAAGGTGCGACGTTCAAAGGGCAGGGGTCTTTGAGGTGGACTTGGCTCGATGCGGGCCAGGGGTCATCCGGTGTTTGGTGTGACGCCAGGTGATCCTCCTGCGAGCCTTAACTGCGGACTCTCGAAGGAGGGAGTATCCAATGGACAAAAAGCTAATCCTGGCCCTTTTCGCCTTCCTGGCGACTCTCAGCGGGGCCGTCATCATTCAACCACAATGGCCCATCTTCCTTGCTCAAGCCTCGGTCGCAGCGCTCATCGGCGTCCAGGTCTGGGTGTCGCGCCAGCGAGACGACCGCTACAACGCAATTCTTGAGCAGCTCAGCGAGCTTCGCTCCGAGATGGGCGGCCTCATGATGGGCGCAAGCCAACCTAGGAAGTTCATGTGACCCCATCGGCCTACCGGCCGGAGTTTTGCGACCGGCTTATCGAGCACATGGCTCGCGGGCTGTCGTTTGACTCGTTTGGCGGTGTGGCCCGTGTCTCGCGCAGGACCCTCTACAACTGGATCAAGACCAATCCCGAGTTTGAAGAGGCCTATGAGGTCGGAAAGCTCTCCTGCCTTTTGTGGTGGGAAACCCAGTCGGTCGAGGGCCTTAGCTCCGAGTTCTTCCAAACCGCGCTTTTTGTCGTCAACATGCGTAACCGCTTCGGCTGGCGCGACAAGTCGAAGGAAGAAGCCAAGGAAGACGCCAAGAAGTTCTCCTCCCAGGGATTCACCCTCACGAAAGAGCAGTTCGCGGAGCTCACATCGAAGGCCCGGGCCGGGAAGCCTAAGTGATCTTCGAGGACGAGCCGCTTCGTGAGTTCGTCCCAGAGGAGGCGACAAACGAAGAGTCACTCTCAGTCATGTGGGAGCTGGGCGTTATCGCCCCTTGGTTTCTTCGCGACGAGCAGCTCGAAGTTTACGACCACATTCGAGGCCTTAAGCGGCCGTTTCTTGAATGCGCACGCCGCTGGGGGAAGTCCACGATCGTACTCGTCCACGTTCTCGAGCAGCTCCGCCAGAATCCTGGCTGGGTTTGCCGCTGGATCATGCCCGAGAAGGCCCAGGCGCGGGATGTTTTGCAGCCGCTTCTTGAGGCCATCCAAGAAACTTGCCCCGAGCACCTTAAATTCAAGTTCAAAGTCATCGGCTCGCGCTTTGTCGGGCCCAATGGCTCGTTCATTCAGGTCTACGGCGTCGATAAAGACCGCGGGAAGCGTCTTCGCGGCCCATTTGCGCACATCATCGTGTGCGACGAGTACGGCTTTTGGAGCCATCCACACGTTGTTAAATCCATCCTCTCGCCGCAGCTTCTCACAACCGGCGGACAGCTCGTCATGGCCTCCACGCCGTCAGAAGACTTGGCGCATCCATACTACCCGGAGCGTGAGCAGGCCAAGCGTGAGTCGCGCTTCATGCGGAAGACCATTTTCGACAACACCTCGCTCGACCAGGAGGCCATTGACCAGGCCGTAAAGGACGCAGGGGGCGAGAAGTCGGAGGTCTGGCTGCGCGAGTACCTCTGTCTTGACGTTCCGAACGCCACCAAGCTCGTCGTCAAAGAGTGGGGCGAGCGAAACCCCGAAGATCAAGAAGGCCAAGACGTTCTGCCGGAAGACTTCGAGCGCCCGGCCTACTTCATCCCCATGGTCGGGGGCGACTCTGGCTTTGACGACAACACGGGCCTTCTTTTTGGCTACTACGACTTCGAGCGGGACTGGGATGTCTTTGAGGAAGAGCTCGTGCTCTCGGGAGAAGCCACAAAGGACATCATTGACCAAGCAAAGGCCTTGGAGTCTCGCCTTTGGGGCCATCTCAAGGACCGCGAGGGCCAGATCCGCGCGCCAAAAATGCGCGTTTATGACGCCTCAAAGCAGCTTCTCTTCGACATCTCCGAGACGCACAAATATCCGGTCGTTCTCCCCGACAAGGCCGACCTTCACGCAGCAATTCACGCGTTCCGTCGTCGAGTTCAAGAAGGACGCGTCAAAGTCTCTCGCAAATGTCCAAACCTGCTCAGGCAGCTTCGTGTCGGCATGTGGAAGAACGAACAGAAGACGGACTTCACGCGCTCCAAAGAGAATGGGCACCTTGACGCTCTCGCCGCAGCCATTTACTTTAATAGGCATCTAGATCGCAGGACCAATCCCTTTCCTCAAAAAGGGCTTGATCCCACTAGGTATCATACGTTCGGCGTTACACCCGCCAACAGTGAGCAGAAGAACCTATCCGAGGTCTTTGCTCCCTTTGGAGGGTATACGTGAGCGTAGGCAAAGACTCCTATTTCGCATCCTCGAAATCCGAGGATCTCTGCTCATATCTCTCCGACCACACGAAGAATTTCAGGCAGGAGATGTCCGCCTGCGGTCTTTGGGACCGGATGATCGAGTCCCACCGCTTCTACTACGGCTATCACTGGTCGGGGTACGGAACGGGCGGAAGCACAAGCTTCATTGGCCGCACCGGAGTGCAGGGCCAACTCAAATTACTCGCGGTTAACCACTACCGAAACCTTCTCACGCACATGCTCAATATGACGGTGAACCAAAAGCCGTCGTTCGATCCGCGCGCCATCAACTCAGATCTTGCCTCACTCAGACAAGCCCGCATCGGCGGCTCGATTCTCGACGGCTACCTCCAAGAAAAGCGCATGGCGCGCTACCTGAAGAACGCAGCCGAGGCCGGTCTCGTCTACTCGAAGGGCTTCGCGTACCTGCCTTGGGACGTGTTCGCGGGGCGCGTGATTGGCGTCAAAGACGGCCCCATCGGGTCCGACGGCCAGCCCAAGAAAATACCCCAATACGAGGGCGACGTTGATTGCAGCTCTCCCTCGCCGTTCGACGTTTACTACGACTACACGCTCGACGACTTCCGCAAGATCCCTTGGGTCCTCGTCGTTCGCTACGAGAACAAATGGGAGCTCAAGGCTCGGTACCCTGAGAAATCGGTCGAGATTGACGGACTTCCTTCGCGCGCCACGTTCGAGGGCTCGCAGTCACTTACTCCCTACGATCGCAACGTCGATTCCGATCTGGTCGCGGTCTTCCATTTCTATCACCTGAGAACCGACGCGGTTCCGACGGGCCGTGCGTTCATCGGCGGCCCCGGCGTCACGCTCTCCGACGGCCCGCTTCCTTACGGCGACCCGAAGACCAAAGGCAAGCTCCCCGTCTTCCGCATCAATCCGTCCGAGGCGCTTGGCACGACCGAGGGCTATACGCACGGCTTTGACCTTCTCTCAATCAACAAGGCCTACAACGTCGCAATCTCTTCGATCTTCACCAACGTGCAAGCGCACGGTGTCTCGAAGATCCTCATGCCGTCAACGGGCGACATCGCAGTTCAACAGCTCTCAGAAGGCCTTGCCTGCATCAAGTACAACCCCAATGCAGCCGGTGGCGCGAAGCCTGAGGCGCTGAATCTTCTCGGCACGCCAAAAGAGCTATACGACTTCCTAGCTCTCTGCGAGAAGCTGGCTGAGACGATCTCGGGCGTGAACTCGGTAGCCCGCGGCAATCCTGACTCGAACCTCAAGTCCGGAGTGGCGCTGGGACTTGTGCAGTCCATGGCAATTCAGTTTGCCTCGGGCTTCCAGCAAAGCTGGGTCGAGCTTCTGGAAGATGTCGGCACGTTTGTGCTCATCGACAACCTCGCAAAGCACGCCAACAACTCGCGCGTGGTGCAGCTTGCGGGCAAGAAGAACCGCTCGGCCGTCAAAGAGTTCACGAAGAACGATCTTCAAGGCATCGCATCGGTTGCGGTCAACATCGGAAACCCGCTCACGCGCACCTATGCGGGCCGCGTCGATATCGGCGACAAGCTCATGGACAAGGGCCTGCTTAAGAGCCCCGAGGCCTACATCGAGCTCATTGAGACCGGGAACCTGACGCAGGCAATCGAGGACGATTCCGCGCTCGAGGAATATGTGCGCTGGGAAAATGAGGAGCTCATGGAGGGCAAGCCTGCGAAAGCGATCGTCGGCGAGCGCCATCTCTTCCACGCCCAGCGTCACCTGCGCATCACCGAAAACCCCGAGCTTCGTGCTGCGGCTGCCGCGGGTGATCCCGAGGCCACACGGGTGCTCGAAAACGTCTTTGCCCACGTTCAAGACCACATGAACCTGCGCGCGACCCAGAATCCCATGTTTGCGCAGCTCTCAGGAGAGGCGCCGCCTCCCATGCCGCCGCCCGACGCCGGTCCGCCGCAAGGTGGCCAGGGTTCCGACATGGACTTGCCGCCGCCCCCTCAGCCCGGAGCGGTCCCCGCAGGCACGCCGCTACCGCCCGATGCAGAAGTCAACGTCGCGCCTCCTGGCGCGGCTTAACCAGGAGGAACAATGGCAGGAAGTACAACCGTCACAAGGCAAGTCTTCGACTACGGTCTCGGGGACAAGAAGAAGCTCGTCGAGAAAATCACCGTCGATTTCGTAGGCGATGCCTTGAACGGATCGGTCCCGAACACGACGATCACACTGAAGGGCTTCCTTCAGAAGGTCGTAACCAACCCCGGCTCTACGGCACCGACCGACAACTGGGACGTGGCTCTCGGCGATCCCTCAGATACCAGCGTTGACGCCCTGGCGGGTGTTCTCCAAAACCGCGACACGACCACGACTGAGATCGTTTATCCGGCCGTTGCGACTGTGAATCAGAAGTTCTTCCTTCTGGGCGACTACTCGCTTCAGATCAGCGGAAACTCTGTTAACAGCGCCACCGGCCGCATCGAGTTCTTTGTTAGCGAAGAGACCTAAAACCCCATCGCCTCACTCTCACACCAAATGAGAGGGTAAATGGAAGGTACTGCATCTGTATCCACGGGCGCGGCAGCGTCCACCGGAGCAACGTCCCAAGGCGGCGGATCTGAGAGTTCCGGGCAGGCAAGCTCGGGTTTCGATTCGTCGTCACAGCAAGGCTCACAGACTTCTGAGGGCCAGCAATTATTTGGCCAGGAAGGCCAGGCCCAGGCGGGTGAGGCGAGCACCTCTGAGGCCAGTGGCTTAGTTGAGGTAAAGGTCGGCTCCCGCGTTCTGAAGCTCTCGGCTGAAGATGCGGCTCTCGTCAAAGGCATGGAGAAATCCATGCAGGCCAAAGCCCGCGAGGCAGCCCAGGCCCGCAAAGAGTTCGAGGCCGAGCGTCGCTTCCGCGAATCGCTCAAGCAAAACCCTTGGGAATCGCTTGAGAAGGAAGGCCTCGATAAAGACTCCCTTGATCGCCTTGCTGAAGAGCGGCTGCAAAAAAAGATCGAGCTCATGGAGATGAGCCCCGAGCAACGCCGGATCATGGAGCTCGAGGCAAAGGTCGCAGCCGACGAGGCAACGCGCGAAGAGCAGCGCAGTCTCGCAGTGGCTCGCGCAAGACAGATCGAAGAGACGCGCGCACTTCAGTCTTACGATCAGCAAATTGGCGAAGCGTTCAAAGCCTCCGGTCTTCCTGTGAGCGATCCTTACGCTGTCGGTCTCATCGCTGCAAAAATGCAGCAGTCCATTCGCGCGGCGAAGGCTGGAAAGATCGAGCGCCCATTGACAGCAGTTGAGGCCGCTGAGAAAATCAAAGGCGTCTACCGGACTTCGGTCCAAAAGTTTCTCGGCAGCTTGGACCCTCAGGGTATCCATGAATTGCTCGGGGAAACGTCTCTCAAGGCTCTGAGAGAGTTCGACGTGAGCAAGCTCCGCTCTGGCGGCGCCCTCCAGTTCGGCTCCTCGGACCCCGCATCTAAAGGCCCTGCGACTCCAGCAGCAAGCCGAGACCAAAACAAACCATTGACCCAAGAAGAATGGGACGCGCGCTACCGCCGCTAACCAATCTTAATATTTAAATAACCCCGCCTCGCTTTCACACCAAGAAAGCGATCTCAAATGGCCGCAGAAAATCTCACGTCCCTCGCTAAGGCCGTATTCGGCCCCGATGGCGTGCCCAATCTGGTCCCTGACTTTGCCGTGATCCAAAAGGACATCGAGTTTTCGAAGGGCGAAGCCCTTGGTGACTACTTCGAAATGGCAGTCCGCACGAACGTCCCCAAAGGCGTGACCTTCGCTAAGGGCGACGGCACCGCTGGCGCTTTTGCGCTGGGTGACGTGATCGTTGGCTCTCAAGTGAAGTCGAAAGTGTACGGCTATCAGATGGCCCTGCGTGATTGGCTCTCCAACGAAGACGCCGCCAAGCTCTCGTCGAGCCGCAACAGCTTCGAGCGCGCTGCTCCCTTCTTCTTCGAAGGTATGCAGATGTCGCTGCGTCGCTTCCTTGAGCTTCAGTGTCTCTACGGCGGCTCCGGCATTGCCGACACGACCGGCGCCGGTACAGCGGTTGATGCCACTCATCAAACGGTAGCGATCCTGCCTGCGAAATGGGCCGAAGGCATTTGGGCCGGTGCTCAGAGCGATTCGATCAACTTCTACAGCGGCTCCACGCTCATCTCGTCTGGCGCAAACGCCATCTTCTCGGTCGATTCCGTCGATTTCGACAACAAGAAGATAACAGTTTCCGGAACGGCTACCGGTATCACGGCCCTCATCTCGGCCCTGGGCTCCGGCACGCTGTCGGTCTACCACGCGGGCTCCTACGGGAACCAAATGGACGGCATCCACAAGATGCTGAGCGCCACGAGCGGCAACATCCAGAACATCGACGTGACGCTTTACTCGCAGTGGAAGGGTATCAGCTACGCTCCGGCGTCGTCTGGTCCCCTCGACTTCGACAAGGCGAAGCGTCTGGCGTCGGCGATCATGTCGCGCGGCGGACTCATGGAAGGCGCCAACTTCTACATCAACAACAAGAACTTTGACGACCTCGTCACCGACATCGTCGCGGTTCAACGCGACAAGCTGGGAAGCGACAAGGTCAAAGTCGGCGTGAAGGAGATCACCTTCACCACGTCGGCAGGCGACCTGACGATCAAGGCTCACCCTATGGTCTGGGAAGGCTACGGCTACTGCCTGGCCAAGCCGAAGAAGTACTGGAAGCGCGTTGGCGCAGCCGACATCACGGGCGTCAACCCCGTGACCGGCGGCAAGATCTTCTTCGACCTGCCGAGCAACATGGGCATCGAGTCGCGGCTCTTCACTCACCAATCGAGCTGCACCGAGGCGTTGGCGAAGTCGGGCTACATCTCGTCCCTCGTCCCCACGACCTAATTTGAAACGGGCCGGGTGTGAGCTCTCTCTGAGGGCTTGTACTCGGCCTTTTCTCTAGGAGGAGAAAACATGTCGAAGTTTCGCATCGAGGTCGAGCTGCCGAGCATCACCTCGAACGACCTTGCAACAAAAATGAAAGCTGCATCCAGCGATCCGAATAAGTTCGTGGCCAGACTCAAGGCGGCCATAACGAAGTTTGCCCTTGGTCTATACCAGGCGACGGTCGTCTCTATCGTGAACGCCGTTGCGGCATCGGCGACGGTTACGTTCACAAAGACCGGAGAGCCTAGCGACACGATTCTCGTCAATGGCGTGACCTTCACGGCCGTGGCGAGCGGCGCAACAGGAAACCAATGGAACGTGGGCGCCAAGGCGACGAAGATCGTCCAGGACCTCACATACACCGCCGTACTTCGCGGCGTGGCCGGAAACAGCATCACGATCGAATATACGACTGGCGGGACCGCTGGATCGGAAGTCGTAACTGTGACCGGATCTGCGATCTCGGTGCAGATTCAGAGTGGCGTATCGACCGCAACGCAGGTCAAGACGGCGGTTGAGGCCTCTGCACCTGCTGCGGCACTTGTCGCTATCACCGTTTCCGGGACTGGTTCGACGGCCCAGGTCACGGTCGCTGCCGGTGCTATGGCTGGCGGAGCCGGGTCTGTTGATCTTAGTGCTGCAAGCCTGGCTTCGGCCATTGTTGGATCTGCAAGTGCCTTGGTTAACGCACAAGTCACGGCTTCTTCGGCTGCCGGAGTTTGCACCGTAACGGCAAAGCAAGAAGGCGTCGAAGGAAACACGAATACGATCGCCGAAGGGGTGGATTCCTCTAGTGGGATCGCTGTTTCTGGCAGCGGGCGCCTCACTGGCGGCACCGACGGCACTTCCACGACCTACAAATTCGGCGTCGCTTGACGCTGAGTCGGCACCTGCGCCGGGAGGAAAAGATGAAACGCTTTTTAGGAATTGTCCTTCTCTTCCTTGGGAGCCTAGTCTTTGGGGGACCGGCGCGGGCCGCTGTTACCGTCTATATGAACGGATCGGCGTACTCGATCCCGCAGAAGAACGAGCGGGGTTGGGGCGACGTTGTCACGTCCTGGATTCAGGCCACATCGAGCGGAACGCTTCAGAAGTCGGGCGGTGCGTTCACACTGACGGCTGACGCGGATTTCGGCTCCAGCTACGGCCTGAAGTCGGCCTACTTCTCGACCAGATCCTCGAATCCGTCTGGCGCTGGGCTCTTTCGTCTTGCGAACGCTGAATCGATCGGGTGGCGCAACGCCGCAAACAGCGGGAACTTGCTCCTCACCGTCAATTCTTCGAATCAGCTCACGTTTAACGGCAATCCGCTCTTTCCGAGCACCGCTCTCACGGGCGAAAGGGTCGTCTCCACGACTTCGGCCGGGCTTCTCACAACGCTCTCGGGCGCGAGTGGGGCACTTGTAACCGATGCGAGCAGTGTCCCGAGTCTTGCGACATCTTCCGCCGATGGAGAGATCCTGCGCCGGGCATCTGGCACGGTCGGGTTTGGCTCAATTGACCTCGCAGATACCGACGCAGTTGGGTCTTCTATTCTTCCTGTCGCAAACGGTGGCACCGGCCTCTCGACTACTCCGAGCAACGGCTTCCTTCCCATCGGTAACGGAACGAACTACACCTTGGCAGGCATTACCGGCACGACAGATCAGATCACCGTCACCAACGGGGCAGGTAGCATCACACTTTCAACTCCTCAAAACATCGCCACTTCTTCTAGCCCCACATTTGCAAGCGTGACTGCGACCACGTCGCTTTTAGTTGAGGACCCAGGAGCAGGAACAGATAAGATCACTCTTCAGGCTCCTACGCTTTCCGGAGCTTACGCCCTCACGCTCCCCACTGGAACGGGCTCAGCAAACCAAGTTCTCACCACTGACGGCTCAGGAGTTCTCTCGTGGTCTGACGCCACGGCCGGTCTCTCTGCCAACAACTCTGTATCTCTAGCCGGTGCCGGGTCGATTGCGATTGGCACAAGCAACGCGCAGAAGCTTCAGCACTGGCGAGTGCAGGGGGCGTCAGGTGCCGTCACTCTCTCATCAACTCCTTTCGGAAGCTCGGCACCGCAGGACAGATCGCTCATCTGCCTTACTGGCACCTCTGACACGAACACTGTGACGATTGCTGTCGCAGACTCGGCCAAGGGGTTTGTCGGTAACGGCGACGTAACTCTCGGCCAGTATGAATCCGCCTGCTTTGTGTACCTCTCAACTGATGACCGCTTCGCACTCGTTTCGAGGAGTAACTAATGAAAAAGATTCTTGGACTGCTTTTACTTGTAGGTTCTGTCGCTAGTGCTTCAACACAAAGCCAAAGATACCTTGATTCAGACTTTCTCAGCAACGGAGCAAGCTCCCAGCGAAACTACATCAAGAACGCCTTTGCTCAGCGGAGCACGGCAGGCTGGGCTGCTTATGCCGACGCGGCGGGAGCTTCTCCTGTTGACTGCACTGGCGGATCACCGACCTTCGCCATCTCTCGCTCGACCACAACTCCGTTGCGTGGGTCGTCTGAATTCAACTTGGTCAAAGACGCGGCTAACCGTCAGGGCCAAGGGGTTTCAAATGACATCACAATCGACAATGCCGACAAGGGGCAAGTTCTACAAATATCATTCCCCTACGAGGTAGTCAGCGGGACTTACGCCACGAGCGATCTTTCGGTCTGGATCTACGATGTTACCAACTCGATTTTGATTCAACCGGCCCCTTCTTCGATTGAAAGCACCACTGTTCAACAAAGTTGGAGAGGCACTTTCCAGGCAGCCTCTAACTCGACCAGCTACCGCCTCTGTATCCACGTTGGCAGCACGTCGGCATCCGCCTACACGATGGCGCTATCCGACGTCCGCGTCTCTCCGCAGATCATCACGCAGGGAACGCCAGTCACGGACTGGCAGAGCTACACTCCGACATACGTTGGCCTAGGAACTGTTTCTGCATCTATCGCCAAGTATCGGCGCGTAGGTGATTCTCTTGAAGTCATGTTTACAGTTACTTCTGGAACAAATTCTGGATCACCAGTTTCTATTTCGCTGCCAAGCGGCCTTTCTATGGACATAACTAGAGCCGTAAACAACTCTGTTGTGGGGGCGCTTACCGCATCTAAAACCCCATGGTCAGGCAATATTTTCGTAGCCACAGGTTCTCCAACAACGGTCGCAATCATTAGCCAACAGGCAGATAATTATTTCAATGGCACGTTAGGGACGGCTTGGGCCAACAACACGGTTTTTGGCGGATCTTTCCTCGTCCCCATCACCGGATGGTCGTCTCAAGTGCAGATGTCGTCTGAGACGGACACTCGCGTCGTGGCAATGACTACAGGCCGCGCAGCCACTCAGTCAATTCCAGACAGCACCGGAACACTCGTAGCGTTCGATGCCGCAATCAGCGACACGCACGGGGCTTGGAATACCGGTACAAGTCTCTACACGATTCCAGTCCCCGGCTGGTATAGGATTACGACTCAAGTAAGTTTTGCCGCAAGCTCGACGAACGGTCGTGAGGTTCGTCTGCGTGTAAACGGAAGCAATATCCGCACACTGGCATACATATTCGACCCTACGGCTTCTGCAGGTACGTTTTTGAATGGTGCAACAGAATATTTGTTCAATGCAGGGGACACGGTAGGGATTCAAGTTTTCCAAAACTCAGGTGGAGCATTGAATGTCGGAGGTAGTGTTGTTGACAACTACTTCTCAATCTCGCGTATCTCCGGCCCGTCGCAGATCGCGGCGAGTGAAACAGTCGCGATGGATGCAACACTTGGAGGGTCTAACCAAACAGGGATCGCGACGAATAATAGTTTCGTTAAGGTAGCTTTTTCTTCCGCAGTGTTTGACACGACCGGATCATTTAGCTCAGCAAACAGCAGATTCACTGCACCCGTATCGGGTAAGTACCGCATAAGCTCCGCAGTCCTGCTCGCCTCAGCTAACGTGCTCGCATCTGATTACGGGCTTTACCTCTACAAAAACGGAGCGTCCGCTCGTCTGTTTGGGTACAGAACATCTGCCGCAACGACAATCAACGCGTTCAATGGAAGCACGACGCTTCAGTTGAATGCTGGGGATTACGTTGAAATCTTCCTATACGGCCTTGGAAACAACTCGGCAAGCACACTCACAATTTCGGGAACTACTGCAAATACTTATTTCAACGTCGAGAGGGTCGGAAACTAATGGACCACCTCTCCGCCTTCGTCGAGCGCTACATTGCTCCCGATGGCGGGGGTTTGTTTGAAGATGAGCCGGGCAACATTGCGCCGCCGCTTGATCCCAAGTACCCGATGCGCGCCAAGAACGAGAACGCAAGCTTTGCACTCGCGCAAGGACTGCTAGAGCTTGACCCTGAAGGAAAGTCGCTTGAGGGTTTCAAGGCTTTCTCTCGTCACATGGCGCTCACTGAGATTATCACCGGACTCCATGGCCGGTGGCCTGGACACCGTGGTGGCACTGACTACATTGGCCAGTCGCATGACAACGTGATCGCGCAGGCGATCCTCTCGCATCACTACTATTCAGGATATGCCCATTCGATACTCAGGTACGGCCGTGCCAACTGGTTTCAGTACAACGTGCGGCATCCGGGACGTTGGTCGTGGACTGAGATGCTTCAACCAGGCGACTGGGCAATCCTTGAGTTGGCAGCAGGTGAGGAGCCCTCTCCCTTTAGTCTTCTCTGGCTGGCAGTTGGGCTTTCGATTTCACGGAATTGGAATCTTAGCGACCTTCGAATCAAGTTTTTAAGCCGCGTGCAGCTCCCCTGGTGGGGAGGCTGGCTTGTGCGCTGGGGAATCAGAAAACACATCGAGCGCCGCGGCCCCCGTGAGAACTGGGTGCGCGACTACTACCGCGACGAGAAGAATCCATTCAGGAGGGCAGTCTGTGGAATGGCTTGAAGCAAAAGATGCGGCCCTGAGTTTCTTTGCGTGCGGCATCGCCGCTTTTGTCGTCTACGAGCTGAGGCTCCTTCGCGAAAGCGTCGAGCGCCTGAATGAGAAAATGGCCGTGGTCATATCCGACCTGGGCCAGCACGAGCGACGCATTGAGAAGCTCGAGGAGAGGTCGCAATGATCTCCTTTCGCTCCTACGTCACGTCCGGCGGCAAGCATCCGAGCCTTTGGAAGGAATTCGGCGAGCTCCCGGAAGACATCCTCGACCTGTACTCAAAGAACGCTCGCGAAACCGACTCCAAGATCGCGCTCATCCTTCGCCGCATCGGAAAAGACCCCTCCAAGGAGGTCTACACCTCGGGCTGGCGATCAAAAGCGCTTCATCTTGCGATCTATGCCGCGCGAGGCGTACCGAAAGACGAGATCCCCATGGGCTCGCGCCATCTCACATGCCAGGCGGGTGACGTTTGGGACCCCGATCGCAGCATCGGGACCGCGATTCAACTTCAACCTGAGCTTTTGCAGGAATGTGGACTCTGGATGGAGTCGCTTAACGCAACACACACCGCGGGAGATCCGCATCGGTGCTGGGTTCACCTTCAAACAAAGCCGCCGAAGTCCGGCGCGCTGATTTTCATCCCTTAAGGAGGGCTTATGTACGAGAGCGAAGAAGAAGAGTCCATGGTTCCCGAGAAAGTGGAAGACGAGGGCCCTCAGGTGGCCGCACTCCAGAAGATCATCGACATCGTCGGCGAGCTTATGGACGAGGAGCGCTCCGAAGAAGAGCCGATGCCTGAGGCTGGTGAAGCCAAGATCGAAATCAAGAAACTCTAAGGGGGTTCTATGGGAGTTTTGGCCGAGGATCTTGTCGAGTCGATCATTGATAGGACGCTGCTCCCGGTAGCGGCCAGCACGTTCGACACGCCAACGATTCTCAGAATGGCCTCAGAGGAATTGAAGCTCGGCCTTGTGTCGCGCCTTCTGGCGGCCAGGGAGAACTTCTACCTGACTTACGTCCGCGTCCCGATTGTCCAGGGACAGGCGAAGTATGCGCTCCCCGAGCGCGCGATCGGAACTGGGATCAAAGACTTCTGGTTTGTGGACGCAAATGGCCATCGCAAAAGGTACATCCCGCGCACCGACACGCGCTACCTGACGCAATACAGCTCAACTGAGACAGGAACGCCGCGCGACTTCCTTCTCTTTGGCGATGAGATGATGCTCCTGCCGACGCCTGGGACCGCGGGGGGCTTTCTTGAATTCTGGTACTACCGCAGGCCCTCGCAGTTGATCGTTACGACCTCCTGCGCGCTTGTGTCGTCCATCTCGAGCGGATCGAGCACGGTGACGTTCACGACGGCCACCGACCTCACTGCGAGCATTGCGGTGGGCGCCAAAATGGACGCCGTTTCTGGCAAAAGCCCCTATTTCTCCTGGGCCGACGACGTGGAAGTTGTCTCAATTACTGCCACCACGATCGAGCTCACAAAAGCCCCGCTCCTAAATGATGCTGGCACGCTCGAGGTCTCGGTGGGTGACTACCTTTGCCCCGCGCAGTTCTCCTGCATCCCGATGATACCTGCCGAGCTGAATCCCATCCTGGCCCAGGCCACCGCCGTGCAGATGCTTGACTCCATGGGACACATGGAAAAGGCCACGCGCGCCGAGGGACGGCTCCAGCGGATGATTGATGCCGCTTCACCCTTGATTGCGAATCGGGTAGAATCACAACTCGAAGTCATTCGACCTACAAACAGTATCCTGGAAGCCGCCCAAGGCGGTTACGGGACTGGTCGCGGCGGCTGGCCCATCTAGCCCAGTCCGCTAACCCACAACATCGCACCTCGCTCTCACACCATGAGAGGCTAGGCAGTGCAGGACACCGTCACACGGTGCCTCGGGCTCGTGACGCAGTACAACCCGCTTACGGTGGGGAAAGGTGCGCTCTCGCGCGCCGACGACGTTGTCATCACTCGCGAAAACATCATCGAGCCGCGCCGTGGCCGGGGTCTCTACTTCTCGCTTAGCTCGGTCCCGAGCCGCACACTCGTTTACGACGACGTGCTGATTGCCCAGTACGGCAACAAGATCGCCTACGACAACTCTGGCGCCGCTGCCGACTACTCTGGTACCTACTCGCCTCCCAGCGGCGTTCGCATGAACGGCGTCGAGGCGCAAAAGAACTTCTACTTTACGACCGACCAGGGCATCCAGGTGCTTCAAAACCAGACTGGCACCGCAGCTCGCCTAGCAGGAGTGCCGCGGGCCCTGGACCCCTCCTACACGCTCACCGGCTCGTCCGGCTTTCTCGCAAATAACTATCAGTGCGCCTACCGGGTCATGATCGAGCGCACCGACCTAAACGACAACGTGCTTCGGGGCTATCCATCGCAGCGCCTCTGGGTTGTGAATGCTGCTGGCGCAAGTCGAAACACGTCGCTCACGATTTATCTCAACACCGACATCAACGTCGGCGACTACCTGAATTTCTACCGCACGACGCAAGTTAGCGGCACCTCGTCCGACGACTCAGGCGACGAGATGGGCCTGATCTATCAACACGAAGTCACCTCATCGAACATCTCGGCTGGGTACGTGACCATAACCGACAACGTCGTGGACGACCTTCGCGGAGAGACACTCTACACCTCTCCCTCTCAAGAAGGCATCGCCCAGGCAAACGACCGGCCGCCGCTGGCAAAAGACATCGCGCTCTACCGCGACCAGTTCATGATTTTCTCAAACCTCGAGACAAAGCAGCGTCTATTCACGACGCTCGTCGGAACCACTGGCCTTGCCGTGAACGACCAGATTACAATTGCTGGAACGACTTACACCTTCAAGGCGTCGGAGAACGCCGCAGCCGGAGAGGTTAAGATTTCTTCGACGGGAGTGGCCGCAGTCGATATCGACGTGACCGCCAGATCGCTCGTGAGCGTCATAAACCGCTACGCGACGAACACGACCGTTTACGCCTTCTACCTGTCGGGCCCGGAAGACTTGCCCGGCCAGATCATGATCGAAGAGCGGGTTATCGGGGGCGCTGCCTTCCAGGCTCAGGCCCAAGCGGCTGGAGCTGAGGACATGTTCTTCCCGCCTCTCCCGATTCAGCCTGCGACGAGCGACAAGACCACGAGCTCGAACGCTGAGCTCCCGAATTTCCTTGCGATCTCAAAGCCCGGTGAGCTTGAGGCGGTGCCGATTGCCTCGCGCTACCCCGTGGGACCGCGAAACAAGGCCATCCTTCGGATTGCGCCCCTTCAGAGCTCGCTCATCATCATCAAGGAGGAGGGCGTCTACCGCCTGTCTGGCAATAGTGCCTCGAACTTCGAGATAACTCCCGTGGATCTCACGGTTTCGTGCAAGGCGCCCAATTCCGTCGTGGTACTACAGAACCAAGTCTTCATGCTGTCAAACCAGGGCGTGGTGGCGATCTCCGAGAACGGCGTCGAAGTTGTTTCACGTGATATCGAGCCGAACATCAAGAAGCTGCTGACGATCACAACTCTGGACTCAAAGACTGCGGCTGCGGCCTACGAGTCGGAGCGCTTCTACCTGCTGAGCGTTCCTACGATCTCCAGCGACACGGGCCCGAACCAAACCTACGTGCTCAACGTCTTCACGAAGACGTGGACCCGGTGGCGATTTGGCATCCTGGACGCTGTCGTGAATCCCGCAGTTGACAAGCTTTTCATGTCGATTCCGGGCGCGAGCGCTATCTACCGCGAGCGGAAGGACTTCGACGATTCCGACTACGCAGATCCCGAGATCAGCATCACGATCATGGCGATCAATGACGACGTGGTGGACTTCAGTATCGCATCTGGCGCACCTGAGCGTGGATGGGCCATTAAGCAAGGCGACACCTACATCTGTATCGGTACGCCTGTGCCCATTGCTGGAGGGTGGCGTGCGACCATGGACTTCGACCCTCCCGCAAGCTGGACGACGGGTGCTGCCAACATCTTCCCGAACGTCGGCTACGACATCCAATGGATGAACTGGACCGCGGGCGCGCCCGGAATGGTGAAGCAAGCGTCGATCTGCGCAATATTTGCCGATTCCACTCCGACCCAAAACACTGCGACGAAGCTATCTGCCACGTTCACGTCGAACTATGACGAGGACGAGGAGGAGCTTGACCTCCTGACGCTAGGATCGGCCTGGGGCTCTGGCGCCTGGGGTGAATTCGCCTGGGGCGGGGGCGGAGATCCCTACGCCTACGCCTGCGTTGTGCCCCGCAACAAGCAATATTGCACGCGCCTGAATGTCGGCGTGCGGCACTACAACGCTTTCGAGAAGCTCTCGATTGGCGGCTTCGGTCTCGAGTTCACTCAAGTATCTGAGAGGATCGGCAAGTGAGAATCTCCGAGGTCGTCCGTATCTCGATGGAAGAGCTAAACCGCGCAGGCGGCGACATCCCGAAGTGGCTCAACGTCTTGCTCGGCGGGATCAACCGCTTCATCGACGTGATTGGCCAAGCTCTCAAAAATAACCTCTCGTTTCGGGACAACTTCCTCGGTTTCCAAGATCAGCGGAAGTTTACGCATGGAATCGAGCTCGAGATACTGCCACAATACCGGAACCTGCGCGTCCAGGGGGTGCTGTTTCTCGATAGTGGCATCGGTGGGACGATCTCGGGATGGAAGCTCACGCGAAAACAAAGCGGAAGCATCGGAATCAAAATCAACTTTGCCGAGGGGGGCTCGACTCAGTCCGATGTCACTCTCTTCGTGCTGCAAGGATAGGGGGAGAAGCTGAATGGCTGTCGTAACGGGTCAAGAAAAGCTCATCGGTGAAGAAGAAGACGACTCTCAGACTGGCGCAGGCGGCGGAACGCAGCTTGGCGCAGGAGAGAGCAATCAGATTGCCTCGGGCCCGGCTGGCTCAGGCGGCAGTGGCGGGGCCTCAGCTCTCGGCATGGTCTCAGGCAAGGGCGGCCGTCAGGGACACGTGAACCTTCAGGCCTACATGAAGGCAAACGAGGGGAACACGGGGTCGGCGAACGCGCTCGAGGGAAAATTCAACTCGGCGTTTGACTCTGAGCAAAGCGGGCTTCAACAGAAGTCCGATGCCGCCATTGGGCAGGCCTCAAAACTCGCTGCCGAGAACAAGATCAATACTGGGTCGTGGGGTAGCCAGGATCAGAAGATCAAGCTGGGCGGAGCTGGCGGCCAGGTGGGAGGGCAAAAGCCTACCTTCCGCGATCTCCAGCCCACGACCGATACCGGCGTGATTCAGACCCCTGAGCAGCGGCAAAAGGTTGGAATTGCCGACCCTGGCAAGGATGCTCAGCGCGGAATTCGGGCGCCAAATTTACAATACATGATCGAGAGCGCCTCGAAGTACGACCCCGCATCGCAGGACTATCAAGACGCGGTCCAGGGAATTCGTAGCCGCCTCAGCTCGCAATTCAACATCGGGCCCGTGAACTACCAGCCGTCGGACAATATCCAGAAGTACCAGAAAGGCCTCAGCGACGAGAGCCAATTCGGTGGCCTCATGGACTCCGTTTATGACGACGTGGCCGGTGGCCGGATCACAACCGGGCAGCGCGCGCTTCAGCGCCAGCTTGATTCGACGAACGACCAGTTTGGCCGGGTCAAAGAGAGCGCGCTTGCGAAGCTCTCGGGGCTTTCGCCTATTGCTGAGCAGGCAAACTCCGAGATCGAGGGATACAAAAACGAGTTCAATCAAAACAAGGACGCGCTCACGCGTGCGCTCACTGAAGGGTCTGACTACTACCGGGGTGGTCTCGGTGCGGCAGCGGCGCAGGCCAATGCCGACGACTTGGCTGCGGGCGACATCTATGGCGACTTCAGCGCGGACAACATCGGCGGAGAAACGTCGAAGGAGCAGCGTAACCGCCTCAACTACATCATGGATGCGCTGGGCCGGTCCGGTGAGAAAGTGGGCTCGTTTGGCGCGCCCGCTGAGCGCAACGCTCGCCAGGCCGTGACCTGGGGCGGTGGCGAGCAGTCCCGCTACGACGAGCTGGATCGGCTCCTCTCGCAAGACGCCTCCTTCAATGACCTCGGCGGCACGGCTCAGGGTATCGCACAGAAGCGAGCGCTTGAGAATGAGCGAAACAACCTAGCAAAGCGTCGAGACGAGGCCGCAGCTTACGACGACTACAACCGCAGAAAACAAGGCCTAAGCAAGTACCTCGGCTGATCGAGGGGAGGAGATAGTCATGGGAGTGAAACAAGCGGCCTCGAGCATTCCGATCATTGGGGGCCTGTTTGACGACAGCGCCGACAAGGCAATGGATCAGCTTCGCAACAACCAAGGCCTTTGGGATGGCCTGGAGGTTCCGGGAGCTGAGACCTACACGCCCGAGGAGCTGCAATATCTCGCGGACTTCAATCCCGAGGACGCCCAATTTGACCTCGTGGAAGAGAACGGAGTCCGTACCGCCGCCCAGGATGCGGCGCTTGAGAGGCTTGCGTCTCTCGCTGATTCTGGCCTCTCTGACGCTGATAAGCTTGGCTTTGAGGATGCGCGCAGCAATGCCGCATCTATGGCTCGTGGAAGCCGTGAGGCCGTCATCTCGAACATGAACGCTCGTGGTCTTGGCGGCAGCGGCATGGACTACGCCATCCAAGAAATCGGGAACCAGGAAGCGGCCGAGAGGGCTCGCAAGTCGAGCATGGAAACGGCTGCAACGGCGGCCCAGCAACGGGCACTGTATCAAAAGGCCTACCTTGATGCCATCGGCGGAGCTCGCGATCAGGACTATCGCGCGGAAGCGAACAACTCGGACATCATCAATGACTTTAACAAGTCGAATACGGCGGCGCGAAACACGGCACAGGCTGGGAACCTCACCAATCGCCAAAACATCGTGAATTCGAATGTCGAGGGTCGCAATGAGGCTCAGCGCGTGAACCAAGGCAATCGTCAGACGGCCTTCGGCAACAAGGTCACGAAGCTCAATGGGCTTACGGGAGCAAACGCTCAGGTAGCCCAAGGCTACGCAGCCGAGAACGCCGCGAACACGGCGGCTCGCAACGCGAACACGAAGCTTGCGGCGGATCTCTACACCGGGGGCGCTTCTTCCGCGGCAGGAGGGACCGACTTGATTGATCCTAAAAAGAAGAAAATCGAGACCGTGGGCGGTTCTTACGGCGACATGGGCAGCATCGCTTAAGGAGGCATGATGGAAAATTACTTAGAAGACGAAGAAGATGTCGGATTAGAAGTTCCTGAGTCCGACTTTGAGAGCATGTCGTCCGGCATTGAAAAGGCCAAGGCGGACGCTCAGAAGTCGCGCTTGTTTGGCGCCGTTGCTGATAACTTGGCGAATCGCAGATCCTTCGGCGAGTTCTTCACTGGAAAGTTCGCTCCCACACAAGGCCCCAGCCTTGCGACACAGAATGCTGATGTCTACGGAAAAGACGCTGAGCGCCTGCGCGGCACTCTCGACAAGTACCGGCTGGCGAAGTCGCAGGCTCAAGCGAAGGCCAAGGAGAACATGGCCCAGCTTCTTGGGAAGAAGGAAGACCGCGCCGCTCAACATCAAAACGACATGGCGCTAGTGCGCGAAAAGGCACGCCTAGAGCAAGGTCGCCCGCAGAAGGAATCGGGACCGACCGAGTACCAGCAATTCGCTATGGACGAGCGCAAGCGCAAGGCTGAGCAGGAGGCAGAGGCGCTTGAAGTACCGGGAGTAGGAACGGCGCGCAATAAAGACGACGCCAAAGTACTGAAGGACGCTGCACAATCTAAACAGTCACTCTCCAGAAAGCTTCAGGAGATGGTCGCCCTTCGTAAAAAATACGGGGCAGAGTTCTTCAACCGAGAAGCCGTAGGCCGCGGCAAACAATTATCGAAAGACGCTCTCCTCGAATACAAAAACCTGGCAAAGTTGGGCGTTCTTTCGCAAAGCGATCGCGACCTCGTGGAAGCGATTATCCCAGAGGACCCGCTGGCGATGGATGGCGTGCTCGGGCAAGACTCGATCATGTCAAACTTAGAGAAGTTCTCTGGGGACGTGGATAAGGATTTCCAGGCTGGCGTCGCTCTCAGGACCCGAGGTGGAGCGAAGAGCGAAGAACCGGCAATGGTAACGGTGATTGCTCCAGATGGCCGACGGAAGTTGATCGCTCGGGAGCAGCTCCAAGACGCCCTTGCGGCTGGCGGCAAACTCGAAAGTGTGGCGAGGTAAGCAATGGTGGGCAACTTTGATTGGGATGCCGTCCCGGACGCTGAGCCCAAAAAAGCCGCAGGATTTGACTGGGACTCCGCGCCGGATGCTGAGCAGGATACCGAATCTACCTCCGGCCTTGAGTCTGGTATTCGCGGCGCCGCCCAAGGGGCCTCGCTCGGCTTCGCGGATGAGATCACGGGTGGGGTCGAGGCGGGATTCGACAAGTTGAAAGGTGATGAGCGCGGACTTATCGACCTCTACAAGACCAAGCGGGACGAGTCTCGCAAGGCTTACAAGAAGGCCGAGCAGGACAATCCCGATGAATACCTTGGTGGACAGCTTGCGGGTGGCGCAGCTTCTCTACTTGTGCCGGTATTGAATGCAGGCAAGGGCGCACAGCTCGCCGCTATGGTGGGGAAAGGTGCGCTCTCGGGCGGACTCGCAGGGCTTGGTGGGTCGGAAGCCGATTTAACAGAAGGCGATATCGGCGGGGCTGCGCTTGACGCTGGCACTGGCGCAGCTCTCGGCGCTGGCCTCTCACTAGCAGGCTCTAGGCTTGTCGATGGCGCGAAGGGATTCGGCCGAGGACTCGCGCGCGGCGCAAGCTCCGCTCCACTTCCTCCTGGAGCAGGAGGGGAGGTTTTTGAGGCCGCCGGTAAGGCTCTCGGGAAAGGCGTCAATGCGATCCCTGGAGCGAAGACTGCGGCCTCGATCGTGAAGACGACGGGCCGGGTGGCGGGCGACGGCCTAGACGTTCTGAAGGGCATCGTTCGTCCCTCTCAGGCTGATGACTGGGCCGAGCTCAAGAAGTTTGCGGAATCTAAGGGGATTGATCCCTCTCAGTTGAGTGAGTCTGTCGAGTTCGGGCCGCGCAGCTTTGTCTCGCGCGCCTCTCGGAACTACCGCGAAGGGCCGCTCGGCCAAGAAGCTCTCAAGTCCTTTGACAAGGGACGCGATGTTGTCGAGTCGGCATTGGTGAATGAAGCCAGAAACGCCGGTGGCGGGGTCGCGCTCGATCGTGGATCTGTCGGCAAGATGATCCAAGACGAGATCACCACGCCGAACTATCTTGGAAAAGACGGCGCGTTCTACTCGAAGCTTAACAAAGAAGTTCCGGGTGCCGCCCTTGGGGAGAAGGCCCGGGGTCGCGTCGATAAGGCACTGCAATCGGTCTACACAAAGGCCCAGAAAGCCGCGCTCGGCGGCGATGACGTGGCTCAGGCCCAAGCAAAGCAGGTCATGGACTACGTCGAGCGGATTCGCAAGGCGGATGGGTCCTATGAGGTCCTCAATGAGGTCCGCGAAGGGCTCGGTAAGGCTCTCGGCCGCAAGCCGGTTATGGGGCAGGTTCCCCTGGATCAAACCCTTTTGGGCGAGCTTTACGGCGGCCTGAAGGGTGGCCTCACGCGCGAATACGGCGAGCGGCTTGGGCCCCAGGAGCTTCGCGCGCTGCTCGAAAAGAACAAGGCGATCAGCTCGCAAATGAAGCTGCGGGCTCCCTTTGCTCGAGCGGTGGGCGAAAATGCTGCCCCGGAGAATGTGTTTGAATCGCTCATCTCGGGTGGCGACTCGAAGAAGATTGAGAGCCTGAAGAAGATCCTGAGCCCTGAGACGATGAAGCGGGCGAAGGGCGCGGCGTTAAATCAGATCCTTGAGAAGTCCCGCACCGGGGACAACTCGATCAGTTTCAAGTCGGCAATGAATGAGCTCCGCCGCAAAAAGGATGTTCTAAAGCAGCTCCTCGATCCCAAAGAGTTCGAGGATTTCGAGAAACTCATCCAGCTTGGTGAGCGCCACGGCCCGGACGTGCTTTCGATGTCGGGGACTGGGGCGTCCAACATGTTTAAGGATTTCGTCGCGACGATCCGCGACTCGGCCCTCAACAGGAACGTCATCGAGTCGATGAAAGCCTCGGCCCGGCAGCGCGGTGCGTCCGGGGTGGTTCCAATTGAGCAGGCAATCAAGGCCTCTGCCCCTGCTGCGGCAAAGCCCGCAGCATCGAGGCTTTCAATCCCTGCCATCGGCGATCCCCAGAACGTGGATCGTCTTACGAACCTACTGACGCGGTACAAAATGCTCTCCGATGGGGGCAAGTCTGATAAGCGTCGTCCCGCAGGAAACGAGTAGCGCCCGCCCCTGAATTCTGCGAGAATGTCCCCGTTCGCCTCTCTTCACACCAGGAAGAGGGCCTCTGGTTCAAGACTTTTGCCGTGAGCCGAATCTGCCTTGGGTTTTGTCCCTTGGCAGCGTCGTGCTCTCTCAATGCGTGGACGCAGTTCTCCGCAGGCAAAAGCTCCTGAATGCAGACAACCTCCGAGACCTAGTTTGGCTTTTGGCCGTCACAGCGGGCGCGATTGGCGTTGCCTGCTTTGTGGTGGTCTTGAACTTCTTCTGGAGGAAGAAATCATGAACGAATTTTTCAAGAAACTGCTCGAATCCATCAAGCCCCTGCTTAAGCCGCTCCTGAAGCAGATCGTGCTCGGCGCCGTCGTTCCTCCGCTGGAGAAGTTTGCGGCCTCAACTTCGAACAAGTGGGATGACCAGCTCGTCCAAGGCGTGAAGGACTTCATCGAGCATCTCTTCATCGAAGCGCCCGCTCCGGCTCCTGACGCCGCACCTCAAGCGCCCGCGGCTTAAGGGGCTCTGAGATGAGCTTCCTGGCGTCAATTGCGGCGAGTGTCCTGACCTGGGCTCTGACTAAATTCGGGCTTTGGCTTGCGGACTATTTGCGCGACTTGGCGCTCAGGAAGCTCGACGAGGCCGAGAACGCGAAGAACCGCAAAGAGCTCGAAGATGCAAAAACCGATGAGGAGAGAAAACATGCAGCCGAAGAGCTTGCTCGTCGTCTTGGCAGGCATCCTTAGCGCCTGCACATCTACTCAACCCAATATCCCGGCGCCGCCTGTCGTCGAGGTCATAGGGCCCAAGCCCGGCGATCTCGCGTTTGGCTTTCGGGCTCTCGTCGAGCGTGAGCTCGCGAAGTATCCAAAGCTGAAAGAGATCCCCGGAGATCGGATTGCGTACTTCTGCCCGAAGAAGCCGAAAACCGATGTCGAGTTCTGGACTCGCTTCATGGAGGCTCTCTGTCGTCCTGAGTCCAACTGCCGCGCGACGATGACCTACATCGAGGGCACCATGGACAAAGACCCGATCACAGGCCGCCAGGTGCGCTCTGAGGGCCTTTTCCAAATGAGCTACCAGGACAAGAACAGCTATGGCCCGGCGTGCGACTTCGATTGGCCGCATGATCGCGAGATGGCGCTGTCTGACTTTGATGCAAAATTGAAATATGGGAATCCTGCGCGGCACATTTACTCCGTTGATCGGCAGTTTGCGTGCGCCTTCAAGGTCTTCTCGGATCATCTCTTCCGGTACTCGCCGAAGGCCGATTTCGATCAGGCCATTGGAAGTTACTGGTACGTGATGAAGCGCAAACATCGTGAAGAGTTTGAGTCCGTCCAAAGTGGAATGAAAGGGATCTGCCAATGAAGAAGGTTTTGCTCGGCGTCCTGATGTCGTCGTTTCTACTTAGCGCTTGTGGCAGCCTTCCGCCGCCCCCCGCTGGCGATCTCTGTGTCATCAACTACCCGGCAGGACGCGGGGATTGCTTCCCGCTGAGCGAGGGCACGAAGCGCGAGGACTTCTACTACGCGGGGATCAAGACAAAGCTTGAAGACCCTCCTCCCGCGCGCGGACCTATTGAGGTTCCGTTGCCGGAGATGGATAAATACGTCTCGTTCTCGCCTGCGACTTGGGAGAACGTGCAGAACTACATCGACCAGTTGATCCGCAAAGCGCAGAAGTGCGCGAAGTAGCCTAGCGGTCGCAGGTCGTCTCGATCTGGCCGAAGACCTTCTTCGAAACACACTTGGTCGGCTGGCGCTTCAGGTATTCTTCCCCGTAAGACGTTCGGTTCCCATAGTTTTCGCGAATCGCCGCGGCCATTCGATTGTTTCTCGATTCCACTTCCTCGGCGTCAGACTCGCGCTCAGCGCCAACTGCCTTGTCGGCGTAGTCCGTGACCCTCGTGTTATGTGATTCAAGTAGGGCCATCTCGAAACCGGCCTGCCCACGATACTTCACGGGATCGGCCTTGCGCTCAAGGTCAGCCGCCTTCCAGTTCGCGTGCGGGTATCGTTTCTCGAGATTGGCGAGAAGTGCATCCGCAAGAATCGCGTCGCATTGATCGCGCTTCATACCGGCGCAGGCCACCGACTCGATTTCTTGGGCCACATGTGATTCCCACTCCAACATGTAGAGCCCGCATTTCATCGTTGGGTGCTCAGCCGGTGGCGGGCATGTGGGGTGGATGGCGTGCTTGTCGAGGATCGCGTCGTGCTGATCCGCGTAGTAGCTGTCGGGCGGCATGGTGGCGCAGGCGCTAAGCGCGCCCAGAATTACCAGAATTCTCATACCCCTCTATCGGCGATCCATTGGCCATCCTGAGTTAAGCTTTTGTAAACTCTGGTTATATAAACGGGAATTTACAATTTAGACGCATTGGGCCATATCGGCGTGCAACCTCACTATGGCAGAACACGCGAAAATTTTAAGGGAAGTCGAGGAAGCTCTCCTGATCCTGGGGGAGATCGTCGCCACCCTCCGCGAAGAGCGTGAGGCTACCCTTTCTTCCGTTGGGGCAGGGCCTCTGCGGCTCGTTCGGCCTTTATCTTCTCCGCGAGCTCTAGTGCAGCCTGGATACCGGCCTCGCGCGCATCGTGCTGCTCGGCACGCGCGGGCTGAGACTGACGAAATACGCTGAGGTCGTGTTCGACCTTCTCAAGCCTGCGCAGGAGGGCCTCTGGGTCGTCGATAATGGTCTGTAGAGCCTTCTCCTCGGGCGTCTTGCCGAGCTTGTCCCATTGAGCACGCTCTTCGGGGCTCATGAGCAGATAGAAGGGCGGAACGCCTAGGGCGAACGCAATCGCCTCTAAGACCTGAGTTTTTACATCTCTGTCAGGATTCCCTAATAGCTCGTTCACCGTAGGTGGCGACAAATTAGACCTTCGGGCGAGGTCTCTTTCGGACCAATTCCGCTTTTCAATAGAGTCCCTCACAAAATCTTTTATGTATTTCAAGCTGTTAGGCATGGAGTGCACCTAGCCCGTAAGGAGTACTTGACACGTTGTCAGGAATGACAGACAATGGCCTCATGTTGAACAGGCTGAGACTCAAAGAAGTACTGCAAGAGCAGGGGCGCCAACACCAATGGCTGGCTTCACAGCTCGATGTCGCACCTGAGACCATTGGCCGTTACCTCACCGGGGCAAACACGCCTCCGAAGGCGACCGCGATCGCCCTTTCGAAGATTTTAGACGTACCAGTGTCCGAACTTTGGACGCCGGACGAAGCCCAGAAGAAATCCGCCTAATACAACGCCAAGCGTCAATCAACACTTTAGGGGACAGCCATGCCTGAATCCACGAAATGGTCCGTCAAAAAGGTCCTCGCAGCCAATCCTCAGCTCGTCGAGGACACGTTGAATGAGTTCGAGACGACCGGATTCGAAGTCGTCCAGGTGCTTCCCGTTCGCGTCGGCACGACCGATTTCATCCAAATCATCGCCCGTAAAAAGCTCAGTTTTTGAAGGGAGTTGGACCATGCCTACCGCGATCCTTACGACCAAGCGCGAGTATCTGGTCGAGATCGACTTCGATCAGCGCTGGGGCCAGCCGGTCTATGTGTCCTCGTCGATTGAGCTGAAGAAATGGAATGCCCACTTGGGCCGCTGGGACTCCGATTGGCGCGCGATTTCACTGGGTATTTTGAACAGCATCCTCCCCGACTGGCGCGAGCGGGTCGTTGAGCCTGAGGCCAATTTCGATGTCCCTTCTCTCGAGTCCCTGAATCGGTCCCTCCTACGGAGGTACGCATGAGCCCCTACGCAAAGAAACTCTCAGTGATGAAGTCCCACGCTCAGGCCTTGGAGGAGTTCTTGGAGAACTTCGCATCCGAGATCGAGGGCTCCGAGGCCCATCAAGCTGTGATTGAGGCCAGGGACTTCGCTGAGACCGCTTCACTGCGCATCTACCGCGCAGAGGCCGTCCTGAATTCCGAACTTCAGGACAACCGCCAACAGCCAACAGCCACTTCTGATGAGTGTGAAGTCATGAGCGCGCAACTGAAGCCCATTGAGCTCTGTCACGGCTGCCCCATGTGTGGACACCGTGTTCACGATTGCGGCATTTGCCAAGTGTGCCGCGATCACTCGGAGAACATCTGGACCGACGACGCTGGGAATGAATATTCGGACAAAGAAGCTGCACGCCTCCTCAATACCGGGGAAGCGATCGAGGTGGAGTTATGAGCCTCGCATCGCAAGCCATGGCGGCGCTTGTCGTCGCCCAGCACATTGAAGCCGCGACTCCCGTGGGCGTTGCGCCGTCGCCGCTTGCCCAGTTCTTCCGTCGTGAAGCCGCTGAGACCCTCATGTTTTTGGAATCGGACTCAGAGATTCTCTGACCTGTTTGAAACCCTGGAGGAAGTAAAGTGAGCACGAAAGAAGTTATCGCAATCACAAACGAGCTTGAGGTAGCCGCCGAGGCCGGTGAGTCGGAAGACGCGATCATTCAGCGCATCTGCCTTGACCTTGGCGATCCACGCAGTGTGGACAACGTGATCGAGGCGCTTGAGCGTATCGACATGCAGGCTGAGTATTGGAATGGCAGAGCAAAGCGCTCCATGGAAGTCTCGAAGGCGCTTGAGAGTGCCGCATCGAAGATTCGCCGAATGGTGAAAGACATCCTGGTCGATGCCGATGATCCACAACTTAAGGGTGTGGATTATCGCTTCAGCCTGTCGCGCGCGAAGCCGAAACTCCTGGTTAACGAAGAACTTCTCCCGAAAGAGTTCCTGAAAGAGAAGACCACCTTTGTACCCGACAAAACCAAGATTCAGGAAGTTCTCGATGTGGGCGGCGAGGTCCCTGGCTGCGAGTACGTCGCAAGCCACGCGCTCAAGGTCTACCCGAATAAGGAGGTTGCATGAGCCAAGCTCTCGCTACCGTCATCCAACACCAAACCATGGCTGCGGCTCCTGTCGCGTTCACGTCGGATCAAATTGATCTCATCAAGCGGCAGATCGCCAAAGGCGCGACCGATGATGAGTTGAAGGTCTTTCTCTACCAGTGCCAGCGCACCGGGCTTGATCCGTTTGCGCGGCAGATTTACGCGATCAAGCGCTGGGACTCGAAGGAAGGACGTGAGGTCATGGGCGTGCAAACGTCGATTGACGGCTTCCGCCTTGTGGCCGAACGCTCAGGCAAATACGCAGGACAGCTTGGCCCGCTTTGGTGTGGTCCCGATGGCAAGTGGGAGGAGGTCTGGCTCGATTCTAATCCTCCGCTTGCAGCTAAGGTCGGCGTGCTGCGCTCTGACTTCAAAGAGCCTATGTGGGCTGTGGCTCGCTGGGATTCCTACGTGCAGAAGTTCAAGGATGGAAGAACTGGCCCCATGTGGCTGAAGATGCCCGACTTGATGCTCGCCAAGACTGCCGAGGCCCTTGCTCTTCGCAAGGCGTTCCCGCAGGAGCTCTCTGGACTCTACACGTCGGACGAAATGGCTCAGGCCAACACGCAGGAACAAAATGAGCCACCTCCGCCCGTTGCAGCCACGGCTCGCCCGGCTGCCGCCCCTGAGCCGAAGCCCGTTGCTGGCATTGTTTCGGACGCTGGAGAGAATCTCGGCGCTTTCAAGGTCACGTTCGGCAAGTGGATGGGTCGCGCTTTGCGTGACTTCCAGGAGCGCGAGCTTTCTGGGTACTGCGATTGGCTCGAAGACAACGCCATGAAGCAAAACAAGCCGCTGACTGGCAAAGTCTTGGAGTTCGTCGAGAAGGCTCGTGAGTTTCTTGAAAACGGATCTGGGGACAACATCGTCTATTGAATTCTTTTCGAGAGGGAGCGTACGGGTAAGGCAAGGGCGAGTGCCTGAGCTGAGCACGGTACCTCCCAGGGGCGCTCCCTCTCGAAGCTTTAAGTAGCCGCCTTGGAAAACGATCAGGCCAGCGAAGTGCTGGCCACTCTCTCGAAACAGGGTCTCGGGATTCAGGGCGGTGACTTAAGGCGTATGGGGAGCAGGAGGAAGACGTGAAGAAGCGTGAGCCGAATCGGGAGATGAACGTTTTTGAGGCCGCGGCGTATCTTGAGTACAAGAATCCGGGCTCACTTCGGAACAAATGCCAGAAGGGCATTGACCACCCTGCCTTCACCCGTGACCACCGAGGCCGTCTTGTTTTCATGTCGCACGACCTAGACGCTTACAAGGAAGCCAAGCGCGAGCGCCGTGAAGCGGAGCTTGCAGGCTGATGAAGCTGGCTAAGGTTCCAGGCGCTCCGAAATGGCTCAAGCGCGAGGTGAAGCCTGGCGCTACCGGGCGCTTTGTTATCTACGAGAAAAACCAACTGTTCCAGGTGAGCGGTGCCGGCCGTCGGATGTGGGTGATGCCGCCTGAGGTTACAACCCTCAAAGAGGCGACGCTTCACGGGGAGCGCAAGCGCCAGGAATGGATGGGTCGGGGGGCGACCACAAAGCTCTCGCTTAAGACTTTCCAGAGTGTTTGGGACGAGTACCTTCTCTCGAAGAAAGCTGGGTGGGCCGCGACCACTATGTCGGACGCGATCCAGCGGGGCTCCCTCATCCGCGACTACTTCAATCGGAAGTTTCCCTACATCCGGGACTTGAACACCCTGACCGCTGCCATGTTCCTGGAAGATTTCGCCAAGGAGAATCCCACCTACAAGCGGGCCCAGCTCCGCAAGTATCTGCTCGCGATGGCGTCTTATGCCCTGGATCAGGGCTATTTGCAGCGGCCGGTGAAGATCCCTCTGCGGGGCCTGGATGGCTATGAGGAGGCTGGCCGGGAGATCCTGCCTGATGAGGCTGAAGCGCTTCTCAAGGCTGCTCGAGGGAATCCTGAGCTCTATGCACAGATCACAATCGGCCTTTACTGCGGGATGCGTAGGAAAGAGGTCTGTGGCCTGAAGTGGGAGCAGTTCGACATGGAACGAAGGACGATCGCGCTTGCTACCGGCTCGGTCAAGACCCGGCGCGGCCGGGCCTTTCCCATAGCCGATGCAGTGGTGAAGGCCGTGAAGGCTCTCCCTAAGAGCTCAGTATGGCTGTTTCCGAACCCGTCAGGCACCGGCCCCATCCTCGACAACAAGACGGCTTGGTCGCGGTGTCGCAGGGAGGCCAAGGTGAAGTGCCGCTTCCATGACCTGCGAGTGACGGCAATCACCCGCGCTCTCCGGGCCGGGATGCAGGACACTAAGATCTCAACCTACTTCGGAGTTTCGCTCGAGACGCTCAAGGAGCGCTACTACAAGGCCCGCGGCAATGACTTGGAAGCTATTGCCAACGTGAGTGCCAATATTGTGCGAATGACTAAACCATGGAAGGGGAAAAATGGAACATCTAAATAG